AAGTAGGACACCTCAGCGCGGGCGTCGCCTATGCTGTCTTTAATTCTACCCGCTTGCTTTATAATGTCATTAGCTACATTTTGAAACTCTGGCCCCAAGGCTCTAGCCTCCATGGCTAAGTTGGTTAACTGCCTAACAGTTCCAGCCGTTGGGTTCTTAGTTGAAATTGCAGCCAGTTTCTTTTCTATTTCGGTTGCAGCCTTTGCGGTCTCAGCACTCATTTTAGAGCCGCTCGACTGAATAGCCACAATAGCCTCTTGCAAACCTTTGCGCAGCTTCTCTATGTCTGCACCTATAACAATGTTTAACGACCTTGCCATTACCTAGTATAATTAATTATAAAGTCCTGAGAAACTTGGTAGACTCCAGCAAACCCTGCCTCGTCGTCGGTTAACTGTACCTCGCTGTCTAGTTCTATTGTCTGGCATTTAACGCCGTTAAAAGTTGCTGGCAATGTAGCAGCCTCAAACGCTGCCCTTACTTGCTCAGCGACCGCCGTAGCGCTTGCGAATGTAGTGCCAAAAGAATTAACCTGCACCCGTGCAAAGTCTGTACGGCTGTGGCTCGTATTTGTGGGGCTAGTAATTATGCTGACAAGGTTGTAACTGATTGCAGGGAATGCAGACTCTTGCGGAATTCGTAACGGGTTTATCCTTGTGCTAACTAACGCCGTGAGCGCTGAGTAATTGCTGAGGATGTTGTAGGCTATTTTAATGGGGGCGCTCATGCTATCGCGTCTGGTGTAAGTTTATCAAAGACATGCGAATATAACTTAACTGCCTCCTCTATACTAATATAGTCGCGCTCCTCCCAAGGAAAAGTTAACAAGCGTTTGGGCTCGATGGGTTTTTTCAGGTGTGGTGCCATGGTTGTGGCAACGGCCCAGCGTGTAATTTCCCACTGGTTTCTATAGGCTTGCGTCTGCGCCTCACGCATGCCCTCAAGTTTTAAGCGCCAATAACGCGGGGTGCATTTCCAAAACTCGGCCTCACTTAGCCCAAGTTCTCCATAACTAATGCGCTCAATTTTGCGCCAAGTAAGCGGGGCGCTGTCGCCCTTGGCTGTTACTTTCCCTCTGGCTCGTCGCTAGAAAAGAAGTCAGTAACCGCAGCAGTAAAAGCGTCAAGTGCTGGCGATAGTTCGCTAAACTTTGTAATGGCTGCGCCTAGTTTTTGAACCGATGCAAATGGTGTCTTTTCGCCCTGGGCTTCGTAGCCCTCAACGATTCCGTAAAATGCGCAGGCTAGTGCAAAGTCCATAGATTTAGCCAGGTCCTTTTGAATGTTTAGATCTGCAAAGGATTCCATGCCTGCAAGCTGCATCACATTGCGCAGCGAATTCATGTTAAACAAAAGGGGATGACTAGCACCCCCTATTTTAATTTCTGTGCTCATGGCACAAATATAGTAAAACAATTATTAAACTGTGCCAACGGTCAATGCGCCAGTACCTTGCAATGTGCCAGTAAAAGTTGCTTTGTCATTATTGGGGGCGCTCAAAGACAAACTGCTAAAGAAAGCAGAGCCAGTCATTTTTTGGTCGCCGCTGCTGTTGGTTGTCATTACAACAGTTACAGAAGTACCCGCTAACAAGTCGGCTAGGATGTCTTTAAAAGATTGGCCCTGTGTGCTTACGCTTGCATCCTCTTCAAAAATTCCCTCCACATTTAAAGTGTAGCCGTACTCGCCCGCAATAAATTCCTTTGCGCCTGCGCTGTCTTTGTTAGTAACATCAATCATGTCTTTTGAAATGTCGATGCTGTGAGATGTCGCGTTAGCGATTTTAGTCAATGTGCCGCTAACATCTTTATAGATGCTAATAAGCGTGCCGTTTACTAGTCCAGTAGTTGCCATGGTTATTTATATATTAAGTTATTTTTCTTTGCTAGGTCGGCTAGGATTCCATCCACGCCTTTTAAAATTTCTTCAGTTACTGCGTTTGCGTTTTGATCTAGTGCCGGGCGCATGAATGGATGCGGCGTTAAACTGCCTGTATAGCGTCCGTTCTTTTGAATCCTTGGCGCTGTGCCATATTCAAACATAACACCCAGGTAAGCGTTGTAGTATTCACGACGCAAACCAATAAGCGCCTTGTCCAAGTTGGTGCTGTCCTTACTTGTAATGAATCCAATAGAATCGCGCAGGTCGCCTGTGTTAACAGGTGCCAAAGTGCGGGCTGTATTAATAATGCGCTGGCTGCTTTGGCGTATAACTTTTTGCAGCTTAGGGGTTTTTATATTTTTACCCATAGCCTGCAAGGAATTAATTACCTCAGCCATTCCAGTTATATTAGTTTCAGCCATTACAGTGTTACCTCAGTTTGTAGTTTCAAATATAGGTTGCGCTGTAAATTTGCTATGTTAACAATGTTATGGGCTATGCCGTCCTCTACTACTCTATGCTTAACGCTTACGCTACCATTATACCGAATAGTATAATTTACTATTTGCTTATGCTCTCTTCGGTCTGCGTTTACATTCTCATTACCAGACTGCGCCTCTACGCGCTCAGCCCAGGCGGTTGCGTATTCGGTCCAAGTTTGCAGTTTCTCCCCGGTGTTTGCGTCTGTTGTTTCGGTGTAGCTTTGCAAGCTCACTAGCACATCCATTAACCCTGCATTCATTAGATCATGATTTGGATTTTGTACGGGTCCAAAAGGTAGTGGAAACCTAAAGACATTTCAGTTTGAATGGTTCCGGTTACAATGGCCTGCCTGTTATCGTAGTATTGAGCCACCAACAAAAGGGCCGCATGCTTAATAGTTGCAGGGAAAATTGTATCGGGGTCAACTGATGCTGTGCCCACTGGGTTAAACCCTTCTGTGATCTCAACAATGTACTTAATTGTGTCGTCAGTTATTGAGCTTGGCGCATCTTCAAAGAAGATATTGCGGCTGTAACTGCCCATCGGATCAGGTGAAACCAACCACGAGGCTGAATCGAATGCAGTAACGGCTTGTGAATCGTTTACATAACTTACAGAAACCACAGATAAACAACGCGTGTTTAAGCGCAGATAATTACCGCTAGGTATGTTTGTACCATTTATGGGGTTTACCATCGCAGGAGAGCCTGTATAAGCGTCAAAACCATACTTAGCCGTTCCTTTGCGTATAGAATAACCGAGGTAATTGCTGCAGGCTTCGATTGCCATAGAAATCAGCCCCGAAATATAGGTGTCATCTGATGACGATGTAACACGCAAATGGCTCTTAGCATCCGCTAAACTTAGGTAGTCGGTTGCAACATTTGCAAAGGCGGTATAACGGCGGCTGATAAACATTATTCTGCGTCTAATTCGGTTTCAGGGTTCACTGGTTTTGCCTTCTTTTTGGTTGGCGTCAATAGTGCAATCTCTTCAGCAACCCCAGCTTCTATTAAAAGCATGGCCTGCTTGGTTTCCATTATTACTTCCTCGCCTACATTGTAAGACAAATTAAATTGGCCTGTAGGGTTTGCTGTAAATCTCACTTTCATATTGGCCCAGGGGCAGTGCAGTCAAGACCACCCCTAGCACTCGGAACTTTTACGCCCCCGAGCGGGCAGGATATTAGGCTACGATATCCTTACAAACTGCAAAGGCAGCAGGCTGCAACAAGTTGCAATCTAAGTAAGCATTCAATACAACGTTAGTCAAGCCTGCAGTTGCGCCGCTATAAGGGTCAACTGTCAACTCCATACCACCCCAAGAGGCGATAGCCATTTTAGAGAAATCTCCGAAGATCATGGCAGACAATGTGCTGCTAGAACCTTTAGACAAGTTAGAAGGTACCAAAGTTGAAGTTGCAACTGGGTAGCCGTTCAAGTCGAAGCCACCAGCAGGCCAAATAAAGTTACCTTCTACACCAGAAGATTGGCGAGGAATAGTCTGCAAAGCAGCTTTTACTTTAGGGTTAGTCAAGTAAGCAACACCGTCACCGTTGGCGTTTTCTACGGCTTTCATCAAGTTAACAACATCGGCCCAAACAGGAGCGATACCGTTAGCGTTAGTAGCGTTAGAAGTTGCACCACCTGCAAAAGTAACGTTTACGTTTGCGTTGGCAATAATACCGGTAGGCTCGTTAGATCCACCGCCCTTAATAGCAGCAGTTTCCAAAGATTGAGCCATGGCATTCAACAACCAGTTACGCACGTAGGCGTCGATTGAGTTGCTAGATTGCAACATCAACTGGTTAGATACCTGGATGTAAGCAGCCAAACGCTTAGGGCTAAAGGTTACTTTAGAAAACGCAGGGCTCTTTTCAGTAGCAGATCCGGTTTCAGTATTCCAACCTGCAGAAGGTACAGTGCTAGCAGTAGGCATGTCCAAGTTGCCAACCAATCCGCTCAACTGCTGAACACCCAAACCGCGCAATACAGTCTTAGGCAACAACACGTCGATAATAGAACCAACAGAAGTTTGAACGTTTACACCACCCTCAGAACCTGCAGAACCGCCGGTAGCAGTCATGTCACGTTTGAAAACTTCAGAAGGGATTTTCATAGAGTGAGCGCTAACGCTTACACCGCTACGCTGGTACTCGCTAGAAGCCAAGGCTGAAAATTCACCCTCAACACCTTCACGACGGCCAGAGATAGCCATGTCAATGGCACGCTTAAAGCTGTACTCTTTAGCCATTTCTGACTTTTCTTTTTCTTCTGAACGGCTAGCAGTGTGGCCAGCGGCTTGGGCTGCAAGGTTTTGCAACTTTTCCAAGGTTTCAACCTCAGCTTTGATCGCACCCAAACGGGCTTCGATTTCGCTCAAACGGTTGGTTTCAGTGTCAGCCATAGAACGCGCTTCGCGCTCGATGGTTGTTTGCAAGGTAGACAATTCGCCGAGCAAACGTCCACGCTCTTCTTTTAGGGCTTTGATTTTATTCATGGTTTTAATTTTGTTTTAAAGGTTTTCGTATCGCAGCAGCGCCAATTTCAAAACATCGGCAGCCGCTTGGCTTCTTTTGGCTTCTTCAATTTCACGCTCTTGATCACGCAAGGCAACAACGCTGCGAGCGTCGGCTTCCGTGTCGGCGTATGCGGGATAGGTAACAGGTGAAACGTCGTACAGATCCTCGATAATTGTAATCGTGCGCTTTCCCATTGATCCATATTTTTCGGACTCGCTCCACTTTTGCTCCTTAATTGTAAAAGCAAAAGAGCTCTGCGTAATGTCTCCGCGCATGATAGAACGCACTACAGACATGTGCGTAGGGTTCTCATAATCAGGAATCCAAGTGTATTCCAAATTCCCGTCGGCATTTACAAAGACGTTGCAAGTGCTTGCTTTTGTACGGCCCAGAATAAGCTCGGCCTCGTGATTAAACAAGCAGCGGATGTCGTATTCTTTATTTAAAGCATTGTCAAACGCACCGCGCTCAATTACCTCTTCAAAATATCCCAAATCGGTAACGCTATTAATAACGGCGGCAATGCCTCCGATTTCTTTGGGCATGTTTTCGTCTTCGCTTCTGGCTATAACGGTGCCCGTAAATGTGCGCCTTTCTTGTTTCATTAGATTACTTCTGTGTTATTAGTTCCCTCTGGGTTGTTGTTCTTATCGGCTGTGCTCATTAGCTGCTCAATTTTGGCATCCATGTAAGCATCTATTTTACTTGACGGCATTAGGTTTGATTCGATTAAATACTCGTCGCCCCCATCAAATCCGTTTGCATCTTCAAACCTGCGCGCCTCGTTTCTAGAGAGCCAACCGCCGCGGATGCCCTTGTTATAATAATCTGCTCGCTCGTTGGCGGATGCTCTAAGCAGCGAATTAAAGTTAAATTTAAAGTAATAAGTTAGTTTGTCGTTTTCTGTTAACAGCTTTCTTGCCAATTCTTGCTCGATGTTAATGGCATAAGATGCCAAAGTGCGAGCGTAAAAGTCTTGGTATTCCTGCTCAACGCTAGACTTAATGCCATCCTTTGCGCCAATCATAGAAGCGGGCACCCCGAAAATACGGGCAATTTCTTCTGCAGAAAATTTGCGAGTTTCTAAATACTGCGCCTCCTCAGGTGACAAACTCAGCTTTTCCATCTTGATGCCGTTAGGCAGAACAGTGGAACGGCTGGCCCCGTCTATTACATCGTCTAAAGATTTCTTTAATGGGGTTGCTTGCTCAGGTTTAATCTGTGCGTCGGATGTTAACAAGAATTTCAAAACGCCGTTTTTATAAACGCCAGCGCTTTGGCTAATTGCTGCTAGATCTATGCCCAAGGTTTCGGCGTGCACCACGATAGGCGACAAACCAACCAGGGGATTATCCCCGCAAAGCCCTTTAAAGTGCAACATGTCTGAAGCGGGCACCATGCCCGGGATTCCTTTTTGATTCACCTTGTAGAACAGTTGGCCATCTTGCATCACCGGTGTAACGTAATCAGGCGCAATCGGGTGCAACTCGATGCCAAGGTAGCGAGCATCGCGGTTTATGAATGCGTAAGCATTACCCTTTAGCGCCAAGTGACTAACCATGTATTTTGTAAAATCGTATTTGGTTTGATATGCGTTAGGCTCGTTGACCAATGCAGTAGCGTAGTGAACCACAACCTGCTCGCGGTTAGTGCCGTCGTCTTTGTAGAGCTTTAGAGAAAGCCCCGCAATACCGTCTGCAATAACTCTAACGCACGCGTGCACTGACGCAATAGATAAAGCCGTGCGATCGTTAACAGCTTGGCCGCTTTTTGTTTGATATCCAAAAACATTTTGTAACGTATTAATAAGCCAATCGGTTGGCTGCGATAGACTAGATCGCTTTTCCTTACGTGGCTGCCAGAATCTTAAATTCATCGGGTGCAAATTACAACTAGGTTAAATTTTATGTGTTAACAAATCTTATTTATTCCGTCCTTGGCTCAGCCATCTAGAAAGTGCTGCACGAAATACATCATAGTTTTTATAACGCCTCACGCCAAACTTGCCAAAATACTTTTCCTCAGTTGCGTTGTAGGCATCCTCGTAAGTCCGATATTTCGGGAGGTTGTTGTAATAAACTTGCATGTAATCGTCTAGAAATTTCATAAGCTAACAAACCAAAAATCTGTATTTTTTTCTTTGGCAGCATCTTGCATGGCCGTGCCTATTGCCATCACTAACGAAACAGGGCCATCGACTTTATCGCCGCTCTTTGCTTTGTTGATCTTAATGTTTCCCGCTGGGTCCTGCATAAGCAGAATGTTGCCCATCATCCAACGCGTCACTGGGTTGCCTGCGTGGCGTAGCATGTTATCTTTTACAAGCCGCTCCATCTCTTTGGTGGGTGCCGACATACTAACAAAGCCCTGGCCAAAAGGAAACATGGCAAGTCCTTCGTTTTGCAATTCGATTACAAGCTGCGACGCATTGAATCGGTCGAACGCAATGTCTTTAATATCGTAACGCTGCGCCAGTTCAATGATGCGGGCTTTTATAAAAGCGTAATCTGTAACGTTACCCTCGGTTAATTCTATAAAGCCATCGGCTGCCCATTGGCGAATCGATGCCCCGGCTGCGTCCTTGCGTTTGTATGCACTTTCAGCAGGAAGCCAATACCAGGTTCGCACTGCGTTAAGGCTTGGGAAGAAAAGCGAGAAAGCGCAAAAGTCGCCGGTGCTTGCTAAGTCTAAACCGCCGTAGCAAACCTCGCCCTGTAGATCGTCGTCGCCGTCGCATAGTTTCCAAAGGCTGTCACTTATCCAAGTCTGTGCCGTGTCGGTCCAAACATTAAGCAGCTTAGTTTTAAACTCTACCTCCTTATGCACAAATTCTTTAGCCTCTGTAAGCGCTTGCTCTAATTGGCGAGGGTAAACTGATATCCCCCAGTTAGGATTTGCTTTGGCCCACACTGCAGGGTCGGTCCAGTCGTCGCCTTCGTCTAATGTATAGATGACAGAAAAAAGCGCGTCGTCTTTGATTGCCCCGTTTAAAACATTGGCACAATACTGCCGATGCTTATAGCACGGAGCTTCACGATTAAAGCCCGCTGTGGTAATTGTGAACAGCAACGGCTGACGGCGTGCGCCCATTGAGTTGCGGATAACGTTATAAAGCTCGTCATTAGGATGCGCGTGGTATTCGTCGATGCAGCAGAAGTGCGCATTGAGTCCGTCCTGTTTGCCCGGGTTCCATTCCAAAGGTTTGTAAATAGATTGCCCGTATAAGATGCGGCGGTTATTAACAGAGTTGTTAACAGTCAGCGCTTCATTTAGCCAGGGCAGATTTTGACAAACCCGCACAGATTCACCAAACACCATCATGGCCTGATCCAACTTTGTGGCTGCGCTGTAAACCTGAGCCGCTGGCTCGTCATCCGCAATAAGACCGTAAAGCATAACGGCGCTGCTAAATGTAGACTTTCCGTTTTTACGTGGGACCTCAACATAGGCCCGGGTGAAACGACGGCTGCCATCCGTATTGAGAAACCCAAACAGATTCCAAACAATAAACGCCTGCCACCCTTCTAGCATAAAAGGTTTGCCAGCGTAATCGCCCGTCGTGTGTTCTAGGTTCTGTATAAACTCAACGGCATGCTGTGCTAAATCTTCGTTAAATGCCCAGTGCCCTCGGTCGTTTTCATACCTAGCCACAGCGTTGCGCACGTGCTCGCAAGCAACAATGCGCCCGCTACCTATCCCGTCGATATAGTCGGCGACTATTTGCACTGTTGAAAATAGGCCAACGCCTCAAAAGCTAGTTTTTCGTTTCGGTAGTAGAAAGCATCGCCTGGCTTTCCGAACTTGTTGCAAACGCTTCCGTTTAGGTATACCGCAAATTGCTGATCGCTTTTGCGCACTTGGTAAATAACAGGCTCAACGATTTTAACGCTAGCCGTTTCAAAGGCTTTTGTGTGAACCGCCTTTGTAATTGTCTTTTTAGTTGTCATGCTGTTTTGGGTTTTTTAAGTAGATCTAATTTAGTTGCAGTCTTTGGAGCGGCTGCGCTAATTCGACTGCGTGCGCTTGGCGTGATTCCGAAAAGCTGCGCGATCTGTGTCGCTTGCTTTAGGCTTTGCCCTTGGATATGATACCAGGGGTTTGCAACTTTGTCGCCGTGGCGGCTCAAAATTACAACGCCCTCCTTTTTTAGTTTCTCAGTTGCCAAATAATACTGGCGCAATAACGTGCAGTAGCCGTGCAATAGCTCTAAGTCACAACCGGCAAGCAAACCATTGCGCTGCAGTTCGCGGCAAACCGTTGCCCAAATTTCTGAGGTTTCCGCGTCGAAACCATCAGGCGCGGTTGGTATTTGGTCCAACGGTAAAACTTTCATTTCGTTCTCGACCAGCCAGCGCTTGTCCTCAGTTCCCTGAAGTTTTTTAATTTCGGTCGGTTTTTTTGGTCTCCCCCTCATTTTATATGCTATTTAATACAAATATACAAGTATTTTGTTAACTTTATTTTCTCACGGGTGTGAAGAAAAC